AGGAAGACAGTCAAGCGTGTCGTTATGACTGTCCCTTATAATGCTAAACCTTTCTCAAATCGTGGGTACATCAGAGACGCACTTGCTGAGAAGGGTGTAGAGATTAGTAAGGAAGACTTAACCAAAACAGTTAAGGCTGTACGCAATGCAATGGATGTTGTCGTACCTGGTCCTATGGCTGTTATGAAATGGATTGAGGATGAAGTTGCTAATGCAATCAAATCAGGTAAGGAGTTCCTAGAGTGGACAACACCATCGGGATTTGTTGTTCATCAGAAGCTCAACAAGAAGTTAGTTGTTGAGTTAGCATTACAGCTATTGGGTCGTTGTAGGATGCAGGTTGCAGTTGATGATACAGATGAGGTAGACCTCAATCATCACAAGAACGCAACAGCTCCTAACTTGATTCATAGTTTAGATGCTAGTTTGCTACACTTGAGTGTCTTACGATTTGACGCACCTATTGCTCTCATTCACGATTCTGTGCTTTGTCGTGCAACGGACATGTCTACCTTGTCCTCCATTGTACGAGAAACATACATGCACTTGTTCGCAGAGCATGACTACCTAAAAGACTTTGCTTCACATATTGGAGCAGAGACTGAACCACCGATAGTTGGAGACCTTGAACCGGAATCCGTTATCGAATCCACCTACTTTTTCTGTTAATGGCACAAACCATCCACATTACCAAACAGCCTGTTGTCCTTGAAGGTTACCAAGCTGTACTGAAACCCAGCAAGTTTGGGTATTCACTGTCTGCTATTGTTGATCAAGCACTTGTTGATAAGCTCGAAGATGATCGAGTTGAGTCCATCAAGTGGGCAGAATCTAAACTGAAGAACCCTAAGCGTTCTACCCTGAAGCCTGAGCCTTGGGAAGAGGTGTCTGATGGGAAGTATAAAGTCAAGTTCAGCTGGAATGAAGAGACCAAACCTCCCGTGGTCGATACTGAAGGCACAGTCATCACCGACGAGAACACACCCATCTATAGTGGGAGCACTGTTAAACTTGCCTTCCGTCAAAAGCCTTACATCCTCCGTGATGGTGTCACCTACGGTACAAGTCTTAAACTTGTCGGAGTCCAAGTGGTCACGGTTGGCTCTGCTGCAGGTGTTGACACAGGCGACCTTGGTGAAACTGAAGTGGCAGCTCTCTTTGGTCAAACAAATGGCTACAAAACTTCTGAACCGAACATCACTGCTACGCCTGAAGTAGAGGAAGACGATTTCTGATGCCTAGATACCGTTCAGGTCTTGAAGAGAAGGTTGCTGATCTTCTCTCCAACTTGAAGGTAGAGTTTGAGTACGAGTCAACTAAAGTTCCTTACATTCTTCAATGCAACTACACTCCAGACTTTCTTTTACCGAATGGTGTCTTCTTAGAAACAAAGGGACACCTGACGGAGGAAGATCGAAGGAAGATGATCGCAGTGAAGAAAGCGAATCCCGACTTAGATATTCGGTTCGTCTTTCAAGCACCCTATAACAAGATCTACAAAGGATCTAAGACTACTTATGCGAAGTGGTGCGAAAAGCATGGCTTCCAATACTGTTCCTTTCACTCCATCCCAATCGAATGGCTAACCTGACCTACGGCACTGCTGACTACTACGCAGAAGGCTTCAGTGAGTACCTCGCTGATGTTGATGCTGAGCGACCTGAAACTGTAGACAACCTGGTCGAAGGTTTCTACCGAGCACTTGATTCCTGGTTCGACTATCACGATGCACAAGCACGAGCATACGCAGACATCCGAAAGCGAGTTCGTAAGGCACTTACCGTGTGATAACTGCGGCTCATCTGATGCAAATTCCTTGTATACAGATGGGCATACATTTTGCTTCGCTTGTAACACCTACGGACACACTGAAGAGGATGTTGTTCACACTCACAACAAAATGTCAATCTCCGTAAGAGGATCTGCAACACGCTTAGGTAAGCGCAACATCTCAGAAAAGGTGTGTCAACAGTACAAGATTTATCGTGATGGTGACCTGCTTAGATTCCATTACTATGATGAGTCTGGTATACTGATCGGATGTAAAACCAAGACAAAGGACAAAGATTTCTACTATGAAGGACAACCACCTACCTGTCTCTTTGGACAACATTTGTTTCCCGCCACTGGAAAACGAGTCGTTATCACTGAGGGGGAACTCGATGCAGCTTCATGTAGTGAGGCTATGCCGGGGTGGCAGATGGTATCTTTACCTAGCGGTGCCGCAGCGGCCAGGAAGTCGATTCAACGGTCTATCCCATGGCTACAGGGTTATGAAGAGATTGTCTTGTTCTTCGACAATGACGACGCGGGCCGTAAGGCAGCGGAGGACGCGGCAGGGGTCCTACCACCTGGCAAGACAAAGATCGCAAGACTTGAGGAATACAAGGATGCGTCAGACGCTCTCCAGGTCAATGACACTGAGGCGATTCGTCGAGCTATTTGGGACGCGAAGCCTTACCGTCCAGACGGAATTGTAGACGGTAAGAGTCTACTTGAAGTAGTAACAACACCAAACCCACCATCAGATCATGACTACCCCTTCGACGGTCTTCAACAGAAGCTACACGGGATACGGTATGGAGAGCTTGTCACAATTACTGCAGGCTCTGGTATTGGTAAATCCAGCTTCTGTCGTGAACTCGCAACTCACCTTCTCAATAACGGAGAACGAGTTGGTTACTTGGCACTTGAAGAAAGTAACCGTAGAACCGCCTTGGGACTGATGTCTGCTGCTGTTGGTAAATCACTACACCTTGGAGAACATGACAGATCTACTCTCACCCAAGCTTATCAAGACACTCTTGCTAACTGGAATCTTTTTCTTTTCGACGGCTTCGGTTCTTTTGATCCTGATCTCATCTACAACCGAATTGAGTACCTGGCAACGGGTCTTGATACAAGGGTAATCTTTCTAGATCACCTAAGTATTCTTCTTTCTGGTCTAGATGGTGATGAACGTCGAATGATTGACACCACCATGACAAAGCTTCGTTCTCTTGTAGAACGTACAGGTGTCGCAATGTTCCTTGTCTCACATCTACGGAGAACGTCTAGTGACCAAAACCATGAAGAAGGAGCACGAGTCACGCTTGGACAGTTGCGTGGTAGCGCAGCTATCGCACAACTTAGTGACGGAGTTGTCGCGCTTGAAAGGAACCAGCAAGCACAGTCTGGATCTGGCACGACAACTGTTCGAGTCCTTAAGAATCGATATAGCGGGGAAGTAGGCGTTGCCTGCCACCTTGACTATGACCTGTCCACTTGTAAATTCATTGAAACCGAAGCTGATGACGAGTTCGATGCAACAACCGACTTCTAAACGTCGTGTACTACAGCTCTCTACCGGGAAGGTTGGTTACGTCTATCAGACAATCTCCTCTGATGGATACCCAAAGTATCTTGATGCTGAGAATGACCCGTACACCTATCTTGTAGCACCCAACCCACCCACACCTGAGGCAATCAAGCGAGCACAGTTTGTTGATAAGACCTATGTCTGGAAAGAAGCTACTCCAAAGGCTCAACCTTCTTGAGTTGATGATCTTCATCACAAACCTATTTATTGTTGCTGGTGTAATTCGCCACTGGAATGACGTTAATTTTTGACTTAGAGACAAACGGTCTACTGCATGATGTTACCTGCATCCACTGTCTTGGCATCTACGATACGGAGACCAATCAAACGCTTGTCTACAATGACCAAGGAAATACGGAACCGCTCAGCCGGGGCTTACAAAGACTTGAAGACGCAGATCAAATTGTTGGCCATAATATTATCAATTATGATCTTCCCGTTATTCGTAAGCTCTATGCTTGGTTTAAGCCCAGCGGTAGGGTTCTTGATACTTTGGTGCTCAGTCGCATTTGTCATGCTGACATTCTAAAGATAGATCAAAAGCGTAAGTGGAACCACATGCCACTACAGCTATATGGTCGTCACTCTTTGGAGTCCTATGGTTACCGCTTGAATGAGTACAAAGGATCCTTTGGTAAGGATACCGATTGGAAAGAGTGGAGCCAAGAGATGCAAGACTATATGGTACAAGACGTTGTTGTTACTACTAAACTTTGGAAACACTTTCAACCATTCCTGACTGGATCACGCTAGAGCATGATGTCGCACAGATTCTCACGGAACAAGAACTATATGGATGGTACTTTGATGAGCCTGCTGCACGGCAACTTGCACAAACTCTCTACTCCGAGCTTGATAGCCTTAATCAGCTACTACGGGAGCGGTACCCTTACGTCGCTGGACCGGAATTTACTCCTAAGCGACCTAACAAAACACAAGGATATGTCACCGGAGCTACTTTCACTAGACTGAAAGAGTTCAATCCAACAAGCCGTGAACACATTGCTTGGGTGATGAAGGTACGTCACGGACGTAACTTTGAGAAGATGACAGCGAATGGCAAGACTGCCATTGATGAAGTTGTTCTCAAGGATCTAGGTACTGAAGAAGCCCTTCAGTTTTTCCGATGCCTTGAACTAACAAAACAGCTTGGCATGTTGTCTGAAGGCAAGAATGCGTGGCTGAAGTTAGTACGTGATAACCGTATTCACCACCACTGTTCAGTTGCTACTAACACATTTAGATGTGCTCATCGTAACCCAAACCTAGCACAGGTACCTAGTGATCTTGAATTTAGAAAACTATTTCGTGCTAGTCCTGGTATGGTCATGGTTGGTGCTGACCTCGCAGGCATTGAACTGCGAATGCTCGCACACTACCTTGCTCGATATGATGGAGGTAGGTACGGAGACGTACTTCTCAACGGTGACATACACCAAGAGAATGCCGACAAGATTGGAATCTCACGTCGTCTTGTAAAGACTGTAACTTATGCCTTTCTGTACGGAGCCGGTGATCAAAAGATCGGACTATCTTACGATGCGCAGCTATCGCCTAAGGATGCCAAAACTAAAGGTGCCGAGATACGTCAAGCTTACATG